CCGGTTATCCTTAGTACCTTGATGATACATATCACCATCAAACCACATTCTTCCATCACTTCCAAAGCTGATTCCTCCAACCGCATCACCAGCAGCATTCACGCAATTCAACCTTGTAAAAGAGCCTGATACACCTTTCAATGTACCTTCAAAAGTGCTGTCACCTGAAATAACCGCACCAGCCGCATAGAGTTTCCCTGCTATACTCACCTTATATGGCGCATCAGTCGGTGTTGTAGCTCCAACCCATAACGGATAGTCACCACCAACAAGACCTGCTGCAACCGTTTTATTATCGCCCTTCATTATCAAAAGCTGATTACCCTGCATGAACCGTAGAATAGCATTTTGAGCCATGATAAGCGGAGTGTACACTGGCACCAAAGAATTAAACTTCTGCCAATAAGTTGTATTTGTCACCGGAATGGAATCACTGGACGTATGAGTTTTCAGACATTTATACGCATTAAACGTATTAGCACCGGTAGTCACAATTGCAATATCCAAGTACCGGGTACCGGAAGTCAAAGCCTCGTCATTGCGATACTCTATGCCTTTAGCCCATTCGGATTGCCGGAGAATACAGCCTTGCAGCCCGTTTTTCCCCGGTTCCCCATTAGTACCGTCAATTCCATTTTTGGCCTTTCTTCGTATTAATATATGCCCTTGCGCCTCCATACCGGATTACTTCAATTTTGCTAATACTTCTTTTGCGATCTCCTTAGCCTTGATACGATAACTCTGATAATCAGTGTATTCTTTCAGATATTCGGCACGCTTACCTTCGTCAAGTTCCGAAGCCATATCACGTGCCATTTCCAAGTTGGCGAAAATGGCATCACGTTTATTCGCATCATAACGTTCCATGATAATGGCACTTACAATACTGTCATAATCATGTTCCCCTTCAACATCCACGTTTTCACAGACATACTGGTCTTCAACCACCACATCTTCCGAACCGGCCTTTTGAACAGCTTCTCTTCTCTCAAAGTCGAAGTAAATGCGTAGCAACGCACCTTCAACTACAAATTCAATACCAGTCGGCAGTTCTCCTACAAGAGTTCCATAACTTTTCATAAATTACCTCCATTTTTATAATTATTCTTCAAAATAATAAGCACTCTTCCCGTCACCTAACGAACGCCGCTTGACAATCACATTTTCCACTGGAAAAATCTTCTGACCGTTATTCTCCGCTTCGCGAGCCTGATCCAACACATCTTTCAGATTGTAACAGTTCGTTATGAATTTGCTACGTTGTCCGTTCTGTTCAAAAAGAACACAATATCTACCTTCACCTTGCTTTGTCTTCACATTCGTTTCAAAGTCCACCACTGTTATAGGGACATTGAGAATATCCATCAATCTTGTCTCTTTTACATCGAAGAACTTCTTTCCGTCCTTTGTTCTACCACTCTGTTTGATACCTTTATCTGCAAAACTCATATCATTATTTGTTATTGTTCTCCATAAATTCTTACAATCTCCCCACTTACACCAGCCCCAGTATGAAGCTCGTATCTCGCGGTTACGTTTCCGGCTTTTTATTCGTTTCACCTTTCGGGCAAAGTTCTTTTTCATATTTTTACGCATCCGAACATTATCTTTCGTGAAGCAATAGCCCAAAAAGTTAATCCTTCTTCCTCTTACTACGTTTTCGCTTTCTATGCTTTTTGTTCCCATTTTTTGTTTCTGTTCCTATCGGAGCAATACAACTGTTTGCTTTAACTACCAACCCAACTTTTGCACTTTCCCGTTCATACGCACGAATAAGAAACAACGCTTCGGCCTTAGAACGAGCCAGCATAACATTATCATCGCAATATCTATGCAGGCATTTGACACGATATTTCTCCTTCATTGTATGATCTATCCGGCTTGCCGCAAAATTCCCGATAGGTTGGCTTGTAAATGCTCCAATCGGAACACCTCTTCTTCCGTTCAACTTCATTCTCCAATACGTCAACTAACTCTGTTCCGCTGTCATACGATAAAACAGCTATCTCGATCAATTTAATAAATCGTTCATCTTTGAATTTCCTTCTCAATGCAGCAACAATAAGCTCATGAAGAATACTTTGATAGAACTTTTTGAAATCAGTCTTTACGAACCATTTGTATTCCGGGTACCGGTGAAGAAAACGTTTCATTCTCCTTACTCCAAAATGTAATCCCTTTCCCTTGATACACGCACTTGTATCATAAATCAAATTTCTATAAACATCTTCTTCAATCACCCTCATAATTGCATGGTGCAATATACGCCACGGGAAATATTTCTGTTTGACAATATCTCGAACCTTTCCTGCATCACTTTTTACTCTCATTACGCTATAATCCGGTGCCGGAAAATCCAATGTCAGGATCATCAACTGCAAAGCTCGGAGGTCTTCTTCCGGGTGTAGATTATGCCGCCTGATAAAGCGGTTTTTCTTAACCTTCCCATCTTGTGCTTCTTTGTCCGCTTCACGTAAATTATTTATCTCTGCTATACGTTCAAGAATATACCCGGCTCTTTTAGATTTCTTTCCACCGTTTGCTTCTATCCGTTTATTGTCAGCCTCTATCCTTTCCGCTATAATTCTATCAATTTCATTATGCGATAGACTCTTCCAATCAATATCACTTCTTCCAATATTCACTGCTGCTTTGTTTTAAAATTTACACCATACTTCCAATTTTGTCTTGTTCAGACTATTTTAATTATTCCGATAACTGCAAGCTGTTTTTACTTGCTTGAATAATTCGCCCGGAGCTTTCGAGAACCAACCTACTAACACCGCTTGTTGCCTTTCGCAAATTGGGCAACCTTTCCGCATTCTTGATTTTCTGACATCGTAACCAATTGATTACTACGTTGCAACGATATAAATCCTGCAAGGTCATGGCTCGGAGAACTCGCAGATTACTCTACGATAAATAAGTATGGCGAGAGCCGATATTCGCATTCGAGTTCGACCAATCGTTATTCGAGTTCGCATAAGCGAGGCCGCAATTCGCACCGTTATTCGCATTACCGCCCCAAAGAACCAGCTCTTGTTCCCCTCTGCCAACCGTCCACGCCTTTCGGCTTTCGTCCCGTTATCCGTTGCCGTAAAACGAGAAGGTGGACGGGTTTTAATTAATTGAAATTCAAAGAACTAATATTTCAAAATCTATTATGCAGCCATCAAAGATGCACCGCTAACAAATGTTAAATTCCCAAAATACGCAAGGCGAGAGCCGACATTCGCATACGAGTGCGACCAAGCGATATTCGAGGCCGCAGAAGCGAGGCCGCAAGTCGCACCGCTATTCGCAGTACCGCCCCAAAGAACCAGCTGCCCAGTAGTGTTTGCCCATGAATAATCAGCCCAATAAGAAGTGCTGTTTCCACCAATCTTTTTCGGGAAAATATCAAAATGCTCCCCAAGAATTATTTCCTGCACTTGACCGGAAGCTGTCTGACGGGTAGCTTGTCTGTATTCACCATTTGGATGCGCAGCTAATTCAGCAGTAGTCGGTAAACGGTTTCCTTTGTAAATGAAAATTTCCGTTCCACTTTGAGCACTATTGTTGGAACTACCGCAAAATACTCCTTGCAGAAATTCCCACTGCCACCCATAAGGATCTTCTATACCCATCATGTTCACCCGTGAACAATCCACTCCAGTATTACTTCCATTCACCACAGAAATAGCTATTTTGCCCCAATTGTCACCGAGACTCTTTGTTGCGCCAGTTTGCAATGCTGCCGCAGCAGCCCACAAGTCTTTACTGGAGCTACCACCCACACCATAACCAAGTTTGGCTTGAATATTGGTATCTCCGTACTGGGACAGCCCCAACATCATAATAAGCTTTCTCTGATCGTAATCGGTCAGTCCCCATTCCTTACCGTTCACTTGTGCAGCATTCCAAAATGCGTTGATTGTCTTGCTGCCTGCCGGTGCAACTCCTGAACGTGAAACAAGTGCGCTACCTGACATGGAGCCTTTGTATGCACCGATACAGTTATACATTCCACCATTTGCCCCACCAATAAACTCACCGCCAATAGGTAGCATCGAGAGCCATAAGACTGGTACACCACTCACACTGTCAGTCTGTACACGATAATACAAACGTGGCCCTATCCACATCACATGCCCTTTGGTTTCATCCACCGCAGTACCATCAGCAAACACCGCACTATTGGTAGGGGACATTTTAGCAGCCCTTCCATCATTCGTTACGAGATAACGGCCACAATACAACTTGTATTCTGTCCATGCGGCTGTATTACCTATCACACCATAGTTCGTGCTACTTTGGGTTGATTGTTTGATTGGAATCCCCCAAGCCACCTGCCTCAACATTTGTTCGTCACCATTATTAATAGCATTCATGAAGTTTTCCACGGTAATGCGTCTGACACTACCACCAACTTCCACCAATACTGTATTGGAACGCAGAATGGAGGTCACCAATGTTTCATTTCCTAATCCTTTAGTTGCCATAATATTATTTTGTTTTTATGTTAATTAAAATGACATTCTGCCAAAACATCAACATCATATTGAGTCCCGTTTCTGTCAGTTTCCGTTGTTGTTACAGATATAGAATTTGTTGTAGAATGTTTCAAACTCTTCCAGTTTTCCTTATCCATCACATCCATAGTCCACGATGCGGAAGTAGGAGTATAAGTTGACCCCGTAGTCATATTTACAATCTTGGCACTTACTGTAACGGGTTGTCCGGTATCAACCTCTTTGTTGGAAGAAGTTATATAACATACAATTTGAAATTCATCTGCCGTATCAATGATACGTACCCCGGCACGTGCTATCGGTTGTGAAGCACTTGAAGACTGATAAACTTCTGCTATGAATAACTGGGTACCGTCCACATCACCACGGGTAACAGTTACACTTTTCTGTCCGTTCTTATCAGTCCAAGCCGCCGTGTCCTTATACCATTTTATATAGTAATCGGTAATGGCATTGGCACCGGCATACAGCTTGGTAGTCAGAGTACAACTTGTTACTTTGCTTGTTAACTGTTCGGTACTTGCAAGAATAGCAAGATAGTAAGAGCTGGCTCCCATATTCTGAATGGCAATAGGCAGTTCCCCGGTCAAATTATACTCAACACCTGCCGTAGAAGCGACACATGAATAAGTCAATGTATCTCCTGCAATATTCGTTTTGCTTGCCAAGTTTCCGACAATTTTAATGGCACCGGTACTGGTATTCAAAGAGAATTTGCCCGTACTGTCTTTTTTCCAACCTCCACTTTCCGCACCGTTAAAATTTAAAGCCACTCCATTGTAAGCCCAACTATGACCAGACAAACTGACCGCCAACCCACGTGCCGAAGTTACTTTGGGTGTCCGTACCGGCTGATTCGCAGCTATACTCCAATCAGGAGAGACAGCCCCACTTTCTTCATCTACGGCCTGAAACAATGGAATGCCATTATTTTCAAAAGTCAGCATCAGGCTGTCATTGGAACGAAGACGTTTAATCGTGATGCTATTTTGGGCACTATAATTTTCTGCCATATTCCCAACCTCCTTCTGATATAATTTGATTCATGCTTGTATTAGTATAAACGATACCGTCCAACAACAGTATTCTATCTTCCAGTTCTCCATCAAGAGAAGGCAGGCACATTACCTCCTTTTCATTCAAGATGATGGATTCTCCCTTTACCAAGTGCCCCAACAACAGAACCCCGGCATCCAAAGCCTTTTCCTTATTTGCTACAACATACCTCATATCAATTATTTATATATATGTTCCCGTTACTGTCCGTATATTCATTTGTCCCATCAGTCAATACAGAGAAAGCCTTTTTTTGCTCGGCCTTAATGTACACGTCCAACCAATCGTCAAGATAAGTTTCACCAATACCGGTTCCATCCAACATTATCACAGTTTTTTCCCCCTCCTGCCATTGTACCCCGGTCTTATTTGCACTGTCCGTAAACCATACCATGCGGATAATCGGTGCCGGTATCGGCACAATTTCTCCATTCCACTGTACCATAGCTATATTCCTATGCAGGATTTCATCAGGATTGATGGAAGCCTGACTTGCCGGTATGCACGTAAATTTTGGATAAACACGATTGACGGAGAATTGCTGTCTTGCAACCTCCTTTCCACCAACCTTCACCAACAGCAAGTAATCCCCCTTCTCGACCAAACGCAAGTCCATTATCAGGCTGGTTAAGGACAAAGCCACTATTTCATGGTTTGCGGTAGTCAGCATTGTTTGACTTGATATGCTGTTCACCTGATAAAGTTCAATTGTATATCCGGTAGTTATTTTATTCACTCCCTTTGTTACCATAAGTGGAATGGTGCGCTCGTATGAATTTTCATCCAAAGCTGCATTCCTATTGGCCGTAGATGCGGAAATCAAATTGTTGGCTACCTTGTAATCATACAACAAAAGCTTGTCAAGAAATGGATTGTACTGGATTATCTGACTATCCCCAATAGACAAACCGTAGGTATCTTCACTCTTATCTACCGTTGTCAACATGATAGAGTCAGTCTTAACGGGAATATTCACCCCAAGCCGGGTATCAGCTATCAGACCTTCAAAATACAACTCAAAACTTTCACCCGGAGCCACATTTCTGCTTATGGTAATGGCACCGCGTGTATCTCCAACCGTATCTATACTGTACTTCCCATTCCATGAACTGATTGCAGAAATATTCTCTCCATTAGCAAACCAGTTCATTTCTGCCAACAAAGAATTAACATAAGGCATATCCCAGCTACCGTCAGCGGCATTCGCTATGACTTCCGGTAAAATCACCAGTGGAGTAACCCCACGGTCAGGATCATATTCATTTGCCACCGGATTATAGACCTGATTGGCCGGACTGTTCGGTGTCATTATCTTCAAGCTTACTGCAATCGTAAGCGGTTGAAACTCTTTTCTGATTCTTTTCTTTTCACTCTCTATCATATCGTCACAATTGCTTCTACTGATGCAGTATCATTTGTTGCCGTTATGGTAAACAAGGTACTTACCACTGTTACTGAATTATTTCCTAAATCACTAATTTCCTTTGTGTTATGTATCGTTATTGAACCGTTGAAATCCTTATGCTTGATATTCCAAGCTTCATCATCGGCGGTATCTCCACTATCCCTTCGGATAGCCCATTGTCTAACTGTGTCTGTAATATCCTCCCAACCTTTAAAGACCTTGCAAGTAATTTCCATTGATTCACCATAAGCAAGAAAATTGTCACCTTGCGTATCAATCTCAATGCGTACCGGTGCATCTATCTGTAACTGTTCGATTGTGCCGGTCATATAAATGTTATTCAGATAAGCAGAATAACCGGTCATATCCAACCCGAAGATGTTGAGATTGCTCAAATCCCCATCCTGCATTGCAACCATACTCTTTGTAAACTCCCAGTCATTTACCCCTACCAAGAAACGGCGGTATGTCCTCGTCTCATAAGCGGAAGTCTGGCGTTCCTTGTTTGTAAAGTTGCCATAAGCGACAAAATGCAAAGCCTCACACGGATGGAAAGAATATTGCCAACGATCAGAAACACCACGAAGCACATAGCGAAACCTTTTGTTTGTTCCGGCATCCAATATTTCTGTAATACGAAAATAGATTGTACAGAAACCGGCAAACATACGGTTGCCACGGCTATCATCTATATCAGATACCG